AATTAGGGGAGGTGCGAAATGGGGACTTTTGGCATTCCGAGCTTAGGTGGCATTGCTGCAAGCCTGACTGGACTTCTAGGCCAGAAAGCTATCCAAACTACTTATTCTTTTCGGGATCTCGTCGGAGCCTTGACCAACCCCGCGCTTCAGGCCGGATTCCCCATCGTCGGCGGCAACATCGGCACCGGAACGATCACCATCCGCATGATGACGCAGCGCACCGAGATGGACACGGCGGCCGACGGCGTGGTGATGGGCTCCTACGTGGCAGGCGACAGCGCCGAAGTCACCATCGAGATGCAGCAGACCTCCTCTCTGCACCACGCTCTGGTTGACCTTTACAATACTCTGGTCACCGCCGCCAACGGAGGTGACGTGTCGAACTGGCTCTCGACTACGCTTGCCTTCCGGACGATCCTCGACGGCAGCGGCCACTTCATGTCCGGGGTCGGCTTTCAGAAGCTCCCCGACAAGCCCTATGCGGCGAGGGGCCAGAACGTCACTTGGACGTTGCTGGCCGCTTCGTGTGTCAACATGTGAGGTGAGAATTGCGAGCGAGAACGACCACGATAGAGATCGACGGAGCGACTTACCAGCTTTCGAGGTTCGGACCGGAACTCGGGAGCTTCATCGTCAACCTGCTGCTCGGAGCAGCCCTGAAGAAAGCGGCGCAGTTATCCTCGGGGGTCCAGGAGCAGGAAGCGCCCGAGAAGCCGCCGGAGGACAGCGGGAGGGGTTTGATCCAGATCGCCCTCATGGGCGGGCTCGGGCGGGAAGAACACGGCCTGATCTTCTCGGAGTGCATGAAGAAGATTTCCAGGCTCGAGGGACCGGACGGGCAGAAGATCCCGATGCCGATCGTCAGCGCGCGCGGCGACTTCGCGGCGAAGGATTTAGAGGATGACTTGCCGCTCCTGACGAAACTCCAGATCGAGGTCCTGGTCTTCAACTTCTCGGATTTTTTCGCGCGAGGGATCGGGTCGGCCCTCGACCGGAAATAGGGTTCGAGCCCGAGCCTTACCCGACCCTTGACGGTTACGCGTTCCGGCCCGTTGCGGCTGGCCTTTGGAAACAGCATGAACTCTGGGACGGAACCTATGATTTCGGGGATTTGTTGGACGTTCACGAATACCTCGACACGAAGGCCTCGAACGAATGGCGCCACAAGGAGTGGGTCGAATCTCAAAAGTGACGGCTGCCCAGCGAGCGGGCGGCTTCTCCATCTTCTACCCCTCCCAAAACATGCCAGCCGAGGGAGGTGATCTCCTTGGCCGGTAACTGGATTTCCGCACATCCAATCAGCTTACGGAAGGATTAAGCTTGGCTACGTCGTGGTTGTCGGAGTACTTAGTAAAACTCGGTTTCGAGACAGACCAAGCGGCTTTCAACCGCTTCGCCATGTCCCTCCGCGACGCCGAGTCGCTCATTCAGAACAAAACCTCTTCGGTCCTCTTCAATTTCCTCAAATGGCAGGCCGGGCTGACGGCGGGCTTCGCCTCCATCGGGGCTGGTTTTTTGGGCATCGTCGACAAGGTGGCGATGTCCGACCAGGAGTTCCGGCTGCTGGCCCTGCGGATGTACACGACGACGGCGCAGGCCAGGGAGTTGAAGCTGGCGATGACCTCGCTTGGCCAGCCTCTGGAGATGATCGCCTGGGACCCCGAACTCGCGAGGCGATTCGGACAGCTCGTCAAGGACCAGCAAACGATGACCGAGCAGTTGGGGCCCGACTTCGAGCGCCAGATGCTCCGCATTCGGGACGTGCGGTTCGAATTCAACCGCTTCGGGATGGAGTTGAAGTACCTCACGATGTTCGTCGTTCGGGATCTTGGAAAAGTCTTGGGCGTGAATATCGACGACATCGCAGCCAAGTTGAAGAATTGGAACAACTGGATCATCGCCAACATGCCGCAAATTTCTATTTGGCTGGAAGAGAAGCTGAAGCCGATCCTCAAGGACGTGAAGGGCGTCCTCTACGATACTTGGAATTTGCTCAAAATGACTGGCGCCGCCTTCACCGATATGGTCGGAATTCTTTCCGGCGACAAATCTCTCGAGGGAACGACGGTAAGCTTCGACAAGATGGCGACGGCGATCCAGCATGTCATCGGCTGGATCAAGGATCTTATCGAAGACCTCATTCGCGCGGAAGAAGCTGTCATCCACGTCGCGAATGCCGCAGCCGCCGTGAAAAACAGAAAGTTTGGAGAAGCCAGAAAGGAACTCCAGGCCGCTCTCGGAGTCTCGACTCAGGGGTCGATGGCCGTGACGGGCGCTATCGCGGGAACGGCGATGGCGGGAGTTCCCGGAGGAATTATCGGAGGAGTCGGAGGCTATCTCGCCGGGATACCGGGCGAATACAGGAAGCTTTCGCAGCAACTCCAGGCTAATCAGATCGAAGAGATTGCCACGACAGCGAAATACGCTTCTTCCAGGCTCGGAATCCCTTGGCAACTCATCCTCTCCCAGTGGTTGCATGAGACGGGAGGATTGACGGATTACAAGGTCGATGCTATGCACAACCTCGGGGGAATACGGAAGGGCGGCCAATACCAAAGTTTCGGATCGTTCAGGGATTTCGCGGACAAATACATCTCCGTCCTGTCCGGTCCTCAATTCGCTGGGATCCCCAAACCCGGAACCCCGGAAGAGATGGCTGCTTATCTCAAACAAGGGCATTATTATGAGGACCTCCAGAGCAATTATGCCGCGGGGCTCAAGCGATGGTCTCCGGCAGCAGCGAGCATCGAGAATCATATCAGCGTCTTAGTGAACGTGACTGAGCCCAAGGCTACGGCTGACGAGATTGCCCACAAGACGGCTAACGCCGTCGCGGAGAAAACTTCTAGCCAGGCGCAGCGCAACATGACCGAGTTCGGCTATACCGGAGTGAGTTACTGATGTATAGGCCTCCACAATGGGTAAGCGGGCCGCAAATCGCGCAGACCGTCGTCGTGGTGTTTCCAGGCCAACCCACTAAGGCGCAATACAGTTCTCAGGGGATCACGGCGACCCTTCCGACCTCTCAGACGCAATACGTCTTTGATGCCGTCCTGAGAGTCGGGCACGAGCAGTCGGTGACGAAGACCCAGCAGCCGATCCAGACCGGCGCCGCAGCCTCGGACCACGCCTACGTCAACCCGGCGAGGCTGCCGATCGAGGTGGGGATGTCGGACGCGATGGATGCCTACGCCGCCGGCCTGTGGGTGGGGGCACGAACGAAGAGTATCAGTTGTTTTCAGGTGATGACGGCGATGCTGTTCGCCAGAATCCCGATGACGGTCTATACGAAGCTCCGGACCTACGCCAACATGATCGTGGCGAGGATCACGGCTGAGGAGACGATGAAGACGGTGGCGGGGTTGAGGATGCGTGTCGAATTCGAGCAACTCTTCGTCGCCAACACCGAGACAGTCCCGGACAGCGCGAGGCCCCAGGACACGGATTCGACGGACATCGGGACAGTCACCACGTCAGCCCCGACTCAGGGACAGATTTCTCAGCACGAGGTTACCGAGCCCGTTTCGGCGCACGTCCAGGGGCTCATGCCGTGGTCGAGCGACCCCCTCTCGCCCGTCCCGGCGCATTAGGAGGAGCGTGGCTCAGATCATCAACCTCACTTCGGCCCCGAACCAGAGCTTCGTCGTTCAGCTTCAGGTCGACGACGCCCCGCTGACGCTCCGACTCTCCGTCCAGTGGTCGGCGATGGCGGGGTACTGGACGCTGACGGTTTTCGACGCGAACGGGGACCTCCTACTCGATTCAGTGCCGATGATCACCGGCTCCTACCCCGCGGCGAACATCCTCGGGCAGCAAGCCTACCTCCAGATTGGCAGCGCTTGCCTGATCAACAACGGGGGGACGGACACGGATTATCCCGGCATCGATGAGCTGGGCGGAAGCTACTCGTTGCTTTGGGACGATACTCCGAACTAGGAAGTTATGGGATCTTTCTCCACAATCCCGCTTTGGGGCAGGTCGTACAGCCTGACGGTGAAGTACGTCTCGGCCGACCAGACGCAGAGCGAGGAGATCATCACCAGCGACGCCTGGGAGCCCGAAGCCCTCAAAATCACCTTCGAGGTCCTCGAGAGCACGCTCCCCTCCCCCTACTGGTTCGCAGACATCACCATCTGGAACATGAATGACAAATCGATCCAGAACGCGCTCCTGAACGCTGTTTGGGCCACGCTTTCGGCCGGCTACCAGAGCCAGTCGGCGAACCAGTCGGCGCCGATGCCGCCCGGAGTGATTTGGGACGGAAGAGTCTTGCAGGTCCTCTTCGACCGCGAGAACGTGGTCGATTACAAGATCACCCTGCACTGCATCGCGACGATCCCGTTCATCGAGCAGGCGATCATGAACCATGCCTTCGGACCGCTGACCTCTCAGGCAAGCGTGGTCGCCTACATGCAGTCGCAGAGCAACGGAGTCTTCAAAACTCAGTACAGCCCGCTGGCGAGCCAGATGCTCGACCAGAAGCAATATCCCCGGGGGAAAACGATCTTCGGGAAGTGCTCGAAGTACATCTTCGAGATGGCCGACGATAACTTCCTCAATTCCTGGATGTCGGGAAACCAAGCCTACTTCACCCAACTCGACGCCGGGAAGGTCAAGCCCGACATCACCTACGCCTCCCCACTCCCCCCGGATTACGTCTCGGGAATCCCCGACAAGAGCGTCACGCGGAGCGTCATCGGGGTCCCGAAGCAGACTCCGTTCGGAGTCATCTTCCGAGTCTTCCTCGACCCGCGGCTGAAGGTGCAGGTCCCGCCCCTGCTCATCCAGCTGGACGTGCAGGTGATCTCTCAAATCAAGGTGCCGTACCCTCTGACACCCTTCCTGCCGCTCGACCAGAGCCGGCAATTCGTCGTCGCTCAGGTCAAGCACGTCGGAGATTCCCGAGGCCAGGAGTGGTCGACGGAGGTGACGGGCTACATGCGGGGTTACTGCCAGAACCTCTTGAAGGGGATCTTTCTTTCGACTTCGGGAGGTTCTCAATGAGCTTCACGCCGACGATCTACCCGATGACTCCACCGCAGCTTCAGGGAGCGGAGACTTACCAGTGGCGAGAGATCTTGAAGCAAGCCCTCTTCAACTTGAGAGTCGCGGCCCCGGCCATCGTGCAGTACTTCGACTCGTCGACGAACACCGTGACCGCGCAGATCGCAGTGAGCGAACTCGCGAAGACTCCCTTGGGGCCGATGTGGATGCAGATTGAGCCGATCCAGAAAGTCCCCGTAGCCCTTCCGTCCTGCGGGGGGTTCTCGGTCACGCTGCCTCTACAGCAGGGAGATGAGGGGTTGCTGGTCTTCTGCGATTCCTGCATCGATCTTTGGTGGCAAGATGGGGGGATTCAGCCTCCGCCGACGCTTCAAGGCCAAATCGCCACGCTTCCTCAACCTAACTTCGAGAGGAGGCGACACGACTTGACCGACTGTGTTTTCGTGCCCGGCGCGCGGAGCCAACCCAGGAAGCTCTCGAACTACTCTTCTTCCTCCCTCCAGATCCGCAGCGACGACGGGACGGTGGTCGTCGACGTCTCGGAGTCGGGCGTCAAGATCACCGGGCCGAAGGTCACACTGAGCGTGGGGAGCACGGGGACGGTTCAAATCTCATCGCTTCCGACCTACGCGAACAACGCGGCGGCGTTGGCTGCGGGGCTCGTGACCGGCGACCTCTATCAGACCGGGGGCCTGATCTTCAGCACGGTGGCGGTGGTGAGCTGAAAGGGAGGAATTTCGATGCCGAACGGAACGGTGCAACTCAGGCCGATGGTTAGGATCGTGATCGACTTCGACCCGAATACTCAGCAGATCAACGTCCACGGGCCGCTGAACGACGGCCCGATGTTCCTCGGGCTGATCGAGATGGCGAAGGTGGTCTTCTTGGAGACGCGGCAGAGGACGGAGCAATCCAGAATCGCGGTCGTTCCGGCGATTTTTCCGACGAAGCAGTAGGGTGTCATGGCGACCATCCAGTATTTGAGGCTCGATGCGGAAAACGACACGGTTTGGAATGGGCAGGCATTGCTGACGGACCTCTACGCCGTCACCCAAGCGATCCTGACCCGCCTGAACCTTTTCCAGGGTTCGTGGTGGGAGGACCTCAATCTCGGGCTCCCGATGTTCCAGTCCATATTGAGCAACCCGGGCACGCAGAAGAGCCAGGATGCCATCAATCTTCTAATCACGGCGCAGATCCAGGGCACGCCCTACGTCTCGGGGGTGGAGAACCCGACGGTATCCTTTAACCCGTCGAACCGGGCGCTGACTTATTCCGCGACCGCGATCACGGCCTTCGGGACGGTGCCGATCACCTTCAGCCCCGGCTCGCAAGCCCAGATTGGAGCGCAATCATAATGGGCGGATATTCAGCTCCCAGCATCGGACCCCCAGGCCTATCTGTTCCAAGCTACAGCGCGATCCTGAACTATCTCATTCAGGGTTACTTGCAGATTTACGGCCAAAATCAGTACGTTGCGAGCGACAGCCAGCCGTACCAGCTTTTGTCCCTCATCGCCCTGCTCGCGAACGACTGCAACCAGGGGCTCCAGCTCGCCTACAACCAGAGGAGCCCGGCCACGGCCGTGGGGAGCGGGCTCGACGGCATCGTAAAGATGAACGGCATCGCCCGGCTCCCCTATACGTTCTCAACCGCCGTCTTGACGGTCGTTGGGGCAGCGGGGACGGTGATCAACAACGGAGCGGCTCAGGATGTGAACGGATATCTGTGGGCTCTTCCGTCTCAGGTGACGATCCCAACCGGAGGGTCTCTTTTGGTGGCGGCGGTCTGCACGACTCCCGGCGCCATCGCTGCCGAGCCGGGAGACATCGACATCATCGCCACCCCGGTGGGTGGCTGGGCTTCTGTCACGAACGGCGCGGCGGCCGACGCCGGGCTCCCCGTCGAAGCGGATTCGGCCTTGAGGGCGCGCCAAGCCAACTCCGTGGCTCTTCCCTCGGAGACGAGGCTCGCCGGGACCATCGCGGCGATAGAAGCCCTTCCTGGCGTGGGGAGGTCGGCGTTCTACGAGAACCCAACGGCGGCGACGAGCGACGGCTCGACAGTCTACGGATACCCGGCCTACGCCCCGCTTCCCTCCGGGCTTCCCGCTCACTCCATCACCTGCGTCGTGGAGGGCTCGACTCAGTCCGCCATAGCGCAGGCCATCTATAACAACCGCGGGATCGGCCCGCTGACGAACGGGACGACGACGGTGACGGTGACGGACCCGAACACGAACCAGACGATGAACATCTCGTTCTACGAGCCGACCTACTACGCGATCTACGTCGGCATCCAGGCGCACGGCCTGGCGGGGTTCACCACCGCGACCTTGAGTTCCATCCAATCGGCCGTGGTAAATTACTTGAACGGCCTGGGGATTGGGGACGAGATCACCATCTCGGCCCTCTACGCGGCGGCGATGTCGGCCACCCCAAACCTCTCGAATCCCCAGTTCAGCATCAAGAGCATCACACTCGGCAACACCGCTCTCGCGGCGTTCACCGCCACGATCAACGCCAACGGGACCGGATACACGCTCGGCGACGTTCTGACGGTGGTCGAGGGTGGCGGAGCGAGCGGAGGGACGTTCACCGTGACTCAGATCACGGGAAGCGGGACGGTGACGGGGATCTCCCCGGTGGCGACCTCCGGGGGAAGCGGATACACGGTGGGGACGAACTACGCGACGACGGGGGGAACCGGACACGGCTGCTATCTCAACCTCACTCAGGTGGCGCCGACCGGGACGACCGACCTCTCATTGTTGTTCTATCAGGTGGCGCAGACTTCGGCGAACAACGTCGCGGTGGCGGCGGTTTAAGAGAATGAGCAACGGCGCGATCAATCCGGCGAACGACCCGAGAAACCCACAATGCAGTGGGCTACGAGGTTTTATACGGACCTCTTGGATTTGGAGAATTGCGTCTGGCGCGTTCTCTGGAATTCTGACGAAGTTGCTGTTCTCTTGTCAGGGGATGTTCCTTACTATATTTCCCAACTCTGGCCAGCAAGCAAATCCTGCACTCTCGATCTCCTGGGCGATCCGGGCGATAGTAGCAATTCGCTTCCGTCAATTCATGGCCATTTTTACAGTAAGTCTTTTTTCTATTCACCGGCCCTCGCGCAATTCTCTTTTTCCTTTTGTATTCAGCCACTCGCAACCGAATGCAGATTCGGCATTCTCTGCCGTTACCCGGCCTCACGCGAGTATTTTCTTCGGTAAATTCATGCCCATGAGGGCAATGAGTCTTTATCTGTCTCGGATGGCGATGATTCCTTTTCCACTCAGATGTTCTTTCAAGCGCGCAAGCTCGGCATTCTCGCTGGCCGTACCTATCTTGACGTTGATAGCAATTCTCGTCAGTCAATTCATGGCCCCGCTTGCAAAATGCTTTTCTTTCCCGAATCAGGGGAGCGATCCCCCTGAGCGCATTCTCCCTTATAGTTACGAATTCCAAATGATCCGGCCTCACGCAAGGATGAACTCGGCACAAATGATCGGGCTGAAAACCTTCGGGGATGGGTCCCTTCGTAATCAAAAAAGCGAAGCGGTGCGCCCTGAAGTTCTTGTATTTGACGGAAAATTGTCCATATCCGTCCTTGTCCTTGCCCGCAAGATAAATCCAGCAAGGTCCAAGCTCGGGGGAGAAGTCGGGAACGGGTCCGTTCTTGTCAACTTTTCCCCAAAAACGATCTATGGTGCTATTATCAAATGCGGGGATGGTTTCCTGAGTTGTCAGGTTCATGCGATAGCCGCCTCCACGGCTTCACAACCATCCCCATTCTATCATGGGAGGGATTCACATGTCTAGCCCTCCTAATCGAATCAATCCAGTAAATGATCCTAAAAATGAATCATTCGGAACGGGCTCGTGGGGCGGCGGCGGGTGGGGCAACCCCCCGATAGAGGCGCTTCCGATCGGATACTACTTGGGGCTCATCACGAGCTTCTACCAGTATCCGAACTCCCCGAAGTTCAACCAATTCCTGTACCTCTGCCTAAAACTTTTCAGCGACATCCAGCAGTGCTACGTCTCGATGGACCTGGCGTTCGACCTCGACGTGGCGGTGGGCGCTCAGCTCGACGTCCTCGGCTCCATCGCCGGAGTCTCTCGAACGGTGCCGTTCCAGCCGTCGAACTCCGTCAGTCCGGTCTTGGACGATGCGACCTACCGGGTGCTCATCAAGGCGACGATCTTCAACAACCAGTGGGACGGGCTCGTGGGGAGCCTCTATTCATTCTGGCAGAACCTGTTCCCCGGAGGGAAGATCGTCATCGTCGACAACCAGAACATGACGGCCAACATCCTGATAAGCGGGGCCTTCACGTCGATCCTCCAGGACTTGATCTCGCACGACATGGTCGTCCCGAGGCCAGAAACTGTCGGCTACATCTACGTCTTCGCGACGGAGCCGGTTTTTGGGTTCGACGCAGATAATTCTTATGTGGCGGGGTGGGACACGGGCCACTGGGCGTGAGGTAAAGCATGAGCACAAATTTTTTGGTTTTCAACCCGAATCTAGCGAACGCCGAAGATGATGCGCAATATACTGCGGATGCCCAGCGCTCCGGAGGGGCCACAACTAACTCGATCTTCGCGAGCGTTCTTGCCAACAAAGCCTTTTACCAGTGGTCAACGTTCGTCACGGCCTTCGCGAATATGCTGGCCGCGAAGGGCTACAGCACGAGCGACTCGAACCTCGGCGCCCTCGCCACCGTCCTGTCCAACATCCTCACCAACGCCGACATGCCTCTTCCAATCAGCAAGGGCGGGATCGGGGCAGTCAGCTTCCAGGCGGCCGGGCTGCTCACGACGAACCAACTCTCCAGCTTGGCGCAGATCATCTACAGGTTCGACCAGAAGGGGATGACGGTGAACGGGGCGGTCATCAACCTCTCTCTTCCCGGCTCGGGAGCCTACTTGGTGCGGGCCGAGGCGGCGATGAGCCTCACGACCGGGACTCCGTCTCTTTCCGTGAGCGTGGGTTGGGACCAAACCATAGCGGGGACTTCCACTTCTTACAGCGCGATAGTCATACCCTCTTTTGGATTCCCGACGTCCGGCGGAAGCTCTTCGGGGTCCGCGATGATCTTCGTCGATTCCGTCTTGAGCCTTACCGTGTCTGCGGCATGGAGTGCTGGCGGCGGAACCAGCGTCTACGATCTTCATGTGAGGGTGGAGCAACTCTGATGCGAAAATTCATGCTGGTTCTCGGATTTATCCTCTATGCGTCCAAGGCGCTGGCGCAGAGCAGCCCGACTGTGACGCCGAACATCCAACTCCAGGTCCCAGCCTACAACCAGTCGAATTGGCAGGTCCCGATCAACTACGACCTCAACCGGCTCGACCTCCTCTTATCTGGCGGGATCTCGCTGCCGAGCGCGAGCTTCACGGGGAACGTGACCGCGGCCGAGTTCTGCGTCGCATCGAAGCTCTGCATCGCCTCTTTCAGCGGGAACACGACGGAGGTGGTCACGGCCGGCACGCTCTCGGGAGCCTCCGGGACGACGGTCTGCATCGATTCGAATCTCAACATCACGACCACCGGGTGCGCGAGCGGCGGAGGGGGAAGCGGGACGGTAATCAGCGCCGGCCTCTCGATGCCGTCCGTCTTCACGGTGTCTGGAACTCCGATCACGACTTCGGGGTCCTTCAATGTCACCTGGTCCTCAGCTTCGGCGAACACGGTTCTCGGAAACTGCGGCACCGGTTCAGCTACTCCCTCCTACTGCTCGCTCACGGCCGCGATGGTGCCCACTCTGAATCAGAGCACTACCGGGAACGCCTCGACCGCGACCGCCTTGGCTTCGGCTCCGACCCAATGCTCGACCAACAACTTCTCGACGGGCGTGGCGGCGTCCGGCAACGCGAACTGCTCGCAGCCCGCGTTCACGAACTTTTCGGGATCGCTCGCCAGCACGCAGCTCCCCTCGGGCTGGAACCCGGTGTCCCTCGCAAACGGGGGGACGGGACAGACCACGGCGCCTGCATCGTACAACGCCCTCTCGCCCAACACGACCGAGGGCGACATCACCTTCTACTACCTTTCCGGGAATTCTCGCCTTCCGATCGGGGTGGCGAACACCGTCATGACGTCGAATGGGACTCTGCCGAGCTGGCAATTCCTCACGGGCAGCCAGTTCGGGTCGCAGATCGCGAACGTGATTTTCGGAAACTGCGGAGCGGGATCGGGGAACCCCTCTTTCTGCTCGATCACCCCGGCGATGGTGCCGACGCTCAACCAATCAACGACCGGCAACGCGGCGACCGCGACCAGCCTCGCCACAACCCCGACGGCCTGCTCGACCGGGCAGTTCGCCACCGGGATCGCGGTGAACGGCAACGCCCTCTGCGGCACTCCGGCGGGAGCTGGGAACGTGTCGAACTCCGGAACCCCGACGAACGGCCAGATCGCTATCTGGACCGGAGCCACGACCCTTCAGGGGCAATCGAGCCTTCCAGCATCCTTGATGCCAGCCCCGACGGTCTCCACCCTAGGGGGAGTCGAGGCGGTCGCGCAGACGGCGAACGAGTTCGTCCAATATTTGGACACGGCCGGGAACCTCCACCTCGCGCAGCCTTCGTTCTCGAACATCAGCGGGTTCGTCCTAAATTCCCAGCTTCCATTCCCGACTGCGACCTTGCCGGGAGGAGTTCTATCTTATACGTGCTCGACGGGGCAATTCGTGAATTCGCTCAACACATCAGGAGCGCTGCTCTGCGGCACGCCTTCGGGTGGAGGGAACGTCTCAACCAGCGGCTCGCCGAGCCAATACCAAGTCTCCGTCTTCTCGAACGGGACGGCCATCGGCGGGGTCTCGCCCTCGAGCACGGCAGGGATTCCCCTGGTTTCGAACGGAGCCTCATCCTACCCATCGTTCTCCACCGTCTCCATCGGAGGCGGTGGAACGGGGCAGACGACTCAAGCCGCAGCCTTTAATGCTCTAGCCCCGAATGTTTCCGAAGGATCGATGATCTATTATAATTCGGGGACGAACAAAGCCCTGGCCGTCGGGTCATCGAATCAATTCATCTACTCGAACGGCACCGACCCGGTTTGGGGCCCGCTGACAGGATCGGGGTTCGGGAGCCAGAGCCAGAGTTTGTTTCTCGCGTCTCCGAGCTCCGTGTCCGGAAACCCCTCATTCCGATCCATCGTCATCACGGATCTCCCCGGGAACGGGTCCACAATCTTCAACGGGGCCTCATGCCAGCTCGGAGGGACTTGCAGCATAGCCTTCCAGACTAACGGCAACGGCAATTCCAGCGTGACGGGGATCAACTTCGTGACCTCGACTTCGAACTCCGTGGGCTTGATCGCCACCCCGTCGAACCCGACTGGCAACCAGATCAAATTCGAGATCAGCGGAACTTATACGGGGACAGCTTCGACGGCGAGCGCTTTGGCTGCAACTCCGACGCAGTGTTCCGGGTCTTCCTTCTCGACTGGGATCGCGGCGTCCGGCAACGCCAACTGCGTTGGGTCCCAGTCACAGAATATGGTCTATGCTTCTCCGGCCAGCGGAACAGGCTCTCCATCTTTCCGGCTGCTCACTTCCGGCGACTTGCCCTCCACGATTGCCAGCAACACGTCTGGTAATTCCTCGACGGCTACCGCCCTCGCGGCGACCCCCGCGCAGTGCCCCGCGAGCCAGTTCTCGACCGGCATCGCGGCGAACGGGAACGCGAACTGTGGGATCCCGGCAGGCGGAGTCTCCGCGAGCGGGACCCCCGCCAGCGGCCAAGTGGCGCAGTGGACCTCGGCGTCGCAGATTCAGGGCACGACCATCTCAGCGATTCTCGGCAGCCAGGCCGCCAGCCAATTCTTCGCTTCCCCCTCCGGGGCGAGCGGGAATCTTAGTCCTCGCTCCATCGTGGCCTCGGACCTTCCCGCCTCCATCACTTCCAGCACATCGGGAACCGCCGCCACCGCGACGTCCCTGGCGGCCCTGCCGACCAGTTGCTCGGCTGGGCAAGTAGCGGCCGGGATACTCGCCAACGGCAACGCCACCGGCTGCGTAGCTACGGCGACGAACCCCATGACCGCGCTCGGCGACGTCATCTACGGAGGAACATCGGGAGCATCGACCCGGCTCGCTGGAAACGCGACAACGGTCAACAAGGTTCTAGTCTCGACTGGTACGGGAAGTGCATCCCAGGCTCCGGTGTGGAACAACAAGCCCGCGCTGGCTGTGGAGGATAACTGCGGGCAGGTCTGCAACGTGCTGCCTTTCGGCGCCGACCCGACCGGCGCGACAAGTTCGAGCGCGGCTTTCACTTCGACGATAGCCGCCCTGCCCGCCACCGGATACGACAGCAGCCACCGCGGCACCGTCCTGGTCCCGGCGGGGACTTATTTGATCTCGACCACCGTCCTTCTCCCGCCCGCCGTGATGCTGAGATGCGACCCGGGAGCCACGCTGTCGATCTCGGCATCTATAGGATTCGATCAGAACGCGTACGACGCGCTCGGAGTTCAAGACACGAACTGGGACGAACCCGGCGGGGTCGAAGGGTGCAACGTCCAAAAGTCGGGCTCGACTTCCCCGATGATAGCGATCCAGACCGGGGACGTCGGGGGGCTGCGCTACGAGCACAACTACTTCCTGAACTTCAGCGGGTCGGGCGACACGGCGATCCAAGTCGTCAACAAGAACTACTTCACGGAGCACGGGCGCTATCAGTCGAACCTCTTCGAGCAGTGCTCGAACTCCATCACGTTCAAAGTCGCCTGCGTCGCCTCGACGAACTGCAAGAATTCCTTTCTTTATTCTTGGATCGACATGACCCACCTGGGCACGACCTACGGAGCGGCCTCGAACGGGATCAACCTGGTCAGCGGGCCCGACGTGTCGGGAACCACGGTCGGAGCCCTGCTGGACAACAGCCACGTCAAGATCCACGCCAACCTCGACAGCGGCAGCGGATACAACCAGGCGATCGTCATGGTGGACTCGCTCTCGCAGTTCACCAACAATTTCCTGGACATAAACTGGGAAGACAACGGCAGCGACAACGCCAAAGCTTACTGGTTCTATTCGAACAACGGTTCCGCGCCGAACTGGGGAAACTTCGGGCTTGCGGGCGGAAATTCCTACCCCGCCAGCATCGGCACGATCCCGATGTCCGCGCCGCCCGTCAATTTGGTTTCTGACCCTGGCTTTCGGGACGGAAATGCGTACTGGACGCCGGGCTCGGGCTGGAGCGTCGGGTCGGGAGGTCCGAACGGGCTCAATTATTATTATGTGACCGGCACGGGCTCGGCGAGCACGGCAGGATACCTCGACAGCATCGCACAAGCGACGCCGAAGAGTTCGACGCTGTGCTACAGCCTCTACATCGACGCCAGCCACGTCACCTCGGGCTCGATCATCATCAGCCTCTCCGACACGAACCTCTCGGGGACAAATTATTCTTACGGCAGCGTCGCAGCGGGGTTCAAGGGGTCCGTCGGCAACGCCTGCTTCACCTCCACGTCGAGCGGGCTGCTGTTCTGGAGCATTCAGCCGAACGGCGCCACCATCGCCAGCGGGCAGCAACTCATCGTGAGCGCTCCGATGCTGTCCATCAACCAGCTTGAACCGTACATCGATTCTCAGGGCTCTCCGCAGCAGGGGCCCGCGCTCAGCAACGTGCTTTCCGTGACCGTGGGGAACGGGGAAAGCTCGACTGTCAACATCGGCTGCGCGACCATGATCCTGGTCACGGGTCCGTCGGCCAGCTTCCAGATCGACGGGTTCACCCTGGGGTCTTCTTGCGGCCCCGCGAACGGATGGCCCTTGACTGTCCTGAACATGACGACTCAGACCATGACGATCAACAATAATGATGCGAATGCCCCCACTGGAACGAAAATCTGGACCTACACCGGGGCGAGCGTCCCTCAGAACGGGGATCTGGGAAGCAGCTCGACCTACGTCTACGAGACCGAATATGGGTACTGGAGACTTCTGAGCCACATACCATGAGCATCGAGGCCGGCATGAGAAAATCATCGATCTTCGGATTGGCCTTCATATTCTTTGCGTCCTTGGCCTCCGCGCAGGTCAAAACCACCGTCACCGGCACCAACCTCGTGCCGAGCGGAGGAGCCCTATCGGGAACCGTCTCGATTCGCGGCTGCGTGTGGACGACCACCTCCGGGTGCTCCTCCACTCAGCCTTTCAAGTCGTCCGACGGGTACACGGTAGCGCCCGGCGCGCCCACGACGCTGACCCTCACGAGCGGGAGTTTCTCAGTCAGCCTCATCCCCAACTCCGGGTCATCTCCGACGCCGAGCTACTACGAGGTGGCCTTCCGCCTGCAAGCCAGCACGGGGCCGACGAGCTGGACTGAGTACTGGTCTGTTCCGTCCACCGGCCCGGTGGACCGGATGACGATCCAAGCCTACCCCTCACTGTTGAGCCCCATCGGCCTTCTGGGAACTACGTCAGGGGGGACCGGCACGGCCTGGGCCTGCCCATACTGCATTTTCGGGAACCCTGCCGGAATCAGGGCAAACCCGTCTTTTTCACCTCTGAGCGCATCCATGATGCCGGCTGGAATCTCCTTCTCGAACCTCGCGGCTCCGTCCGGATGCCTGGCGAACCAATTCCCGCAGTGGACCGGGAGCGGGTGGGCGTGCAATGTCTCCTCGGGTTCCGGCATCTCCTCGCTGAATGGCTTGACGTCCGGGACCCAGACCTTCTCGATCCCGGGCACGTCGGGGACATCTCCGAACTGGGTATCAGCCGGGTCAGCCCACACACTCAATATCCCGATGGCCTCAGCTCTGGGAGTGACTGCGGGGCTTCTCTCGAATTCAGATTACGCCTCGCTCTTCCCCGCGTCGTTCTCGAACATCGTCGCCCTATGGTCGGGGTGCACGAGCGGCTATCTCGAATACAACGGGACCTGCGCCACCCCCTCGGGAACATCCGTGAACTTCAACGGAGTCCAGGCCAGCAACCCCAACTTCAACGGGCTGAGCCCCTCTCCCGACTCCGGCTACACGGCAGCGACCTGGAAGGTCTCGGGAAGCAACGCCATCGCCGAGTTTCTCCTTCCAGCGACAGCCTCAAGCCAGGCGCACGAGTGGTTGAGCGCGTTCAACTCCTCGACGGGCCTTTTCACTCAGACGCAGCCACTAAGCACGGACCTTTCGGATTACGGATCCGTGAGCGGAGCTTTGTTTGGGAGCCAGTCTTCGAGTTACTTCCTGGCTGCCCCGAACGGAATTCCCGGCAATCCGTCCTTTCGAGCCATCGCCGCAGCCGACATCCCGACGCTCAACCAGTCGACGACCGGGAATGCTCTGACGTCTACCAGTCTTCAGGGCGGAGGCTTGGGCGCCGTCCCTTATCAATCGGGGCCGAATTCGACCTCCTTCCTAGCGGGCAACACATCGGCCACCGATGCGGCCCTGATATCGCATGGAAGTGGAAGCACCCCGAACGCTCCAGCATTCTCTAACTCGCCCGCGCTGAGCGCCGCGAACATGACGAACTTCCCCACGCTCAACCAGAGCACCACGGGGAACGCTGCGACGGCGACCCAGTTCTATGCGGCCCCCTCTATCTGCTTGAGCGGCTACGTGGCGCAGGGAGTGCAAGCGAACGGCAACGCGGTAGGATGCACTCCGACTCCGCCCTACCCTTCCGTGGGGATCGTCGTCAGTACCGGCTTGGGGTGGAACTCCTCGCTGGCGATCCCACTCGGTCCTGGCTCTGGAGGGACAGGCAGCGGAGCGGCGCCCGCCTCCGCGCAAATCCCGGTTGGCAATGGGTCTTCAGTCTACGTCCCGGTCACCATGAGTGGAGATTGCTCATTGGCTTCCTCCGGCTCCATCTCGTGCACGAAGACGTCCGGGACGGGCTTCGCTCCATCGGCCACGACAAATGCCTTGAACGCGACCAACATCAACTCCGGCACGCTTCCCCACGCCCAACTTCCCGCACTCGTATCCGCCGACATCCCAGCAAACTCGGCGAACACCAGCGGGAATGCGGCGACGGCGACCCTGGCGGCGACCGCAACGACAGCCGCGACGGCCGCAGCGCTGTCTGGGACTCCGGGGCTTTGCACTTCTGGATATGCCGCTCAGGGGATACTGCCAAACGGCAATGCGACCGGCTGCACGCTGATCAGCAGTGGGGGATCTTTCACCTATCCCAGCGCCGGGCTGGTCCTCAGCACCGGAAGCGCCTGGAACTCCTCGATCACCCCTTCGGGAGGATATCTTTTCTACACCGGCTCGGCTTACACTTGGCAGAGCCCCACGCTGGCGCAGACGATCTCGAATACTTCGCACGAGTGGCTGAACTCCTACAACGCTTCCAGCGGGTCCTTTACGCAGACTCAGCCTCTAAGCACGGACTTGTCCGACTACGGCAGCATCGCGAACGCAGCGCTCGCTCACTCGACGGTCGGAGTCTCGGGGACCTCGAGCGAGATCACATCGTCGACGTCCTCGGTCTCGCTCGGAGGCGCCACCACGCTAGCGGTCGCGAATCCGTTCACATTTCCAGGGAAAGCCACTCACGCAGCATCGACCACATCAGCCGCGAGCGCCAATTTTCCGACCGGAGCGGTGCCATCCTCTCCCGGCAGCGGAGATTTCTGGAATGCGAGTGGGATCCTGCAATTTTTCGACGGGACGAACACGAATTCCCTGACCACGATCCAGTCGGGGTTGACCGGAGGCAACCTCGTGCAGGCCAGCGGAACCCAGGGGCTGCTCTCCAACTCCGGTCTCGCCGTCTCTTCGGTCGTCACTCTCGCGGGCAGCCAGACGCTCACCAACAAGACGCTGACCAGCCCGACAATGACGAGCCCAACCTTGGGGGTAGCGACCGCCACTAGCCTCAACGGCCTTAGCTTGGTCTCGAATTCCACGGGGTTTTCTGTAACTGGCGGAACGACGGCGAAGACCCTCACGATGAGCAGTTCACTCTACCTGGCCGGCACGGACGGCACGACGATGACCTTCCCCTCGACCAGCGCCTCAGTCGCGCGCATTGACTCGGCTCAGACCTTCGCTGGAGTTCAGACATTCTCCTCTGCCCCGGCTGTCTCGGCGTGGTCAACTGCCGGGGTCGTGCATAACAGTTCGGCGGGAGTGTTGAGCACCTCTGCCGTGACTTCAGCAGATGCATCGGGGAACACTTCGGGCAGTGGGAATTTTTGTCTGGTCACAAATTGCGCCATGACTACGCCAAACCTCGGCACGCCGTCCGCGGCGGTGCTGACAGCCGCGACTGGCCTGCCCCTATCAACCGGAGTCACCGGAACGCTCGGCGCCACGAACGGGGGGCTTGGAAGCTCATCGTCGCCCTCTGGGGGCCAGATCCCCGTGGGGAACTCCGGGGGGACGGCCTACGCCCCTCAGTCCCTGAGCGGGGATTGCACGCTCAACTCTTCGGCGGCTATTACTTGCACGAAGACGAACTCCGTCGCGTTCGGAACGTTCGCCACGCAGAGCTACGCCACCCCTCCAGCCATCGGAGGTACGACTCCAGCGCCCATAGCGGCCACGACGCTCTCCGCGACGAGCCAGTTCACGTCGACCGTCGCCACCGGGACCGCCCCGTTCGTCGTTGCAAGCACCACTCCGGTCTCCAACCTCAGCATCGGCGGCAACGCGGCGACCTCCACCACAGCGACGAACCTCAGCGGCGGGACAGTCTCCGGGACCACGGGGACCTTCAGCAGCACGCTCGGCGTCACGGGGCTATCGACCCTGACCGGGGGAGCCTCAGTTCCCAGCGGAGCGACGCTCACGATTCAGAGCGGAGCGACCCTGGCTTGCGCTTCGGGCTCGACCTGTCCGACGCCGGGAATCGCCGGGTTAACGGCAGGAACGATGACGGTAGCGACCGGCGCGAGCGCCATCGGGAACTCCCTGTTCACCGACAACGGCACGACCGCGAGCTACTCGGGCTCCGGCGGTCTCGCGGCAACAGCGGGCCCCTTGACTTCGGGAAGCTCCACGGCGGGATTGGCGATCAAGTGCGAAGCGAACGCATCGCCAGCTTCTGGATTCATGGGCATCACGTTCCCCTCCTCATGCAGCTCAAGTTACGGCTTTTATAATTTCCCCTTGCTGCCCTCGTCGGCAGGAGTGTTTCTTGTAGGCGCGATCTCTGGAAGTGTTTCTTCTGTGACGGTCGGCCAAGTCCCAAGCTCGGCGCTAGCAAACACTTCTGTTACACCAGGATCTTATACTAGTGCGAATATCACGGTAAACTCTGAGGGGCAGATCACGGCGGCCACAAACGGCACGGGAGGGGGCGGGATTCTCCAAGCTCCGGCCTCAGCGCCGACGTTCTCTCCTGTGGCGGGCGCGATCACCAGCGGAACGACGATCTCTATTTCGACTGCGACCAGCGGGTGCAGTTCGTATATTTGGTGGAACTTCTCGGGAGCCTCGACGTCCAGCACCAACAGCACAACCTCGTCGGCCATTACAAGCTCCTCGACATTATATGCCCAGGTGATTAACTGCCCCGGTTTCGCGAATAGTGCCATTTCTAGTGCAGCTTACACAGTTGAGACTACTGCTGCTACACCTACTTTCTCACCCATCGCTGGGAGTTATAGCGGGACGCAGTCCGTTGCCATCTCAACTGCGACTTCATCTTGCTCTAGCTATATTTACTGGAACTTTACCGGCACGAGTATGTCTAGCGGGACGAATTCGACGACTGCATCGGTTACTACTTCCGAGACGTTGTACGCTCAGGTGGTCGGATGCCCAGGGTACTTCAATTCCGCAATCGGGAGTGCTGCCTATACGATTGCTTCGGCTCCTGTGACTTCGCTCGTGCTGAATGCAAAGGCGTACGCAACCTCGATAAGCGGCTTAACCAGTTCCTTGACTGCCGGCGCGACGCTGGTACTTTGGCCGGTCGCATATGAAGGCGGGTTTACGACGTTTAATACGCCGACCGGCTGCTCTGCTTCGTGGACGCCTGCGGGAACAAGTTCCAGCGGGTCGGCTCAGGCGGTGTTTATCGGGACAGCCAGTGCAAGTGGAACCTGCACGGTGGCGATTACCCAGACCGGTTCTCCTACTGCTGCCGATATTGATCTTACGATGTGGCAAATCACGAACGCCAGCACAACGGTTGACGGCACAGGCGGAGTAGCTCAGTTCATAAACTCCAGCTACGAGGCGTCGGCATTCAACGGTCCGACTGTCACTACCACGGTGAACGGCGACATCCTGCTCGCGGGCCTCAACGGTGACAACACGATTGGAATGACGGTAGGCTCGCCGTGGACACAGGATGCGGTCTGCACGAACTACAATGCCAATGCAGCGCACTACCTACAGGCGACTGCCGGGGCTATCTATCCTTCCTGGACACCTTCCGCCCCCGCGAACGCCTACGGCATGACGATTGCGATTGAGCCATGAAGACGCTGATCCTCACTCTCGCTGCTCTACTGGTTGCCGCGTCCGCGATGGCGCAGGGTTCTTACACCGCCGCGACCTGCAACCAGACCGACGTGAACGCCGTCATCAACGGCCCCACACATACCGCCGTTGCGGGGGATACGATCAATATCCCATCCACGGGCTCCCCCTGCACTTGGACGAGCGGCATCACGATCACCGTGCCGATTCAGGTGCTCGGGGCCGGGACGCCCAACACTAGCGCGACCACGTTCGGAGCGGGCACAATCACCACGCAAATTGTTGACGCGCTCAATGACGGCGCGACTCCAATCTTCGACTTTTCCAATCTTCCGGTCTCATCCTATCTCGCCCGAATCAGTTCGTTGAACATCACGCCAGGCGGGAGCGTGACGAACGGCTTTTCTCCGCTTGCCGGGAATGGAGTGTGCAATTCAAGCACCTGCCCCAACGTCAGGTTTGACAACTTGAGTTTCTCCGGGTGGGTTGAGGGCACCACAGGAACCAACACGAGTTGGATGATCCGAACGGACAACCTCTTTGGGGTGATTGACCACGTAACGGTCACTGACGCTCAGGTTCTCGCCAACATCAACAATAGCGCCTATCTGGGAGTGGGAGACTACGGAGACAGCGCTTGGGCGAAGCCTGACGCTTTCGGAACTGCCAACTTCATGTACTTCGAAAACAACAGCTTCGGAGCGGGAGTTGCTGCTGATGATGTGGATGCGAGACCTCCTGGTGGATCAATAGGTGGCAGCCGATGCGTACTTAGGTTCAACACTTCAGCAAACGCCACGAATTATTTGGGCTATACGCATGGAACCGAAACGGGCCAGAGGATGCGGGGCGGGCGGGCATTTGAGATTTACGGCAATACGGTGACTTGCGCGACCACGGCGGGGTGCCCGTCAGGAAGCCAGTTCCGCAGCGGTGTTATCTATAACTGGGGGAATAGCTACCCCCAGACCACTTCGGGGCGATTCAATAATTTCCTCAGCCTCTACATCGACCGCATTTTCGCTGGATTTCCACCCTGGGGTTACTGCGGCGGGCAAGGCGGCTGGGACAACAATGATGTCACGACGTACTTTTCCGGCGCTTCGACCAGTAGTTCAGTGGCGAGCGGCACTTTGACCCTGACTTTCAGCGGCAGCCCGTGGACTGCTAGTCAGTGGATCAGTAGCGGGACTCCTTACAGCTTTGTGGACACTTCAATTACTGATAGTTCGGGGTTTCATCCGGCGTTTGAGATCACGTCGAATGGAACCAATACGCTGGTTTCGACCTACTACGGGTCGGACTATTGGGATGGTCCGCCTACCTTCGGCCAAACAGACACCATCGAAATCCTGCGAAGCGAGCAGTGCATCGACCAGCCTGCAAGGGGCGCGGGAACTTATCTGTCGGGGAGCACTCCGTCCCCCTCCGGCTGGCCGAGCGAGCCGCTAGACCCCGTTTATGAGTGGATGGACACGGAAACGGGCGGGACTCCCTACCAAGGGGTGGTAGTCGCGGCCACGGCGAAGCTCATCAACAACCGCGATTATTATATGTGGTGCAATTCGGCGTCCATCAACGGCTGCACCAGCTTTAACGGCACGGTCGGAGTAGGCAGCGGCACTCTTGCAGCCCGGCCCTCCACCTGCACCGCGGGTGTGGGATACTTTGCCACTGACCAGGGAAGCTGGAACGGGAGCGGCAACGGGTTCGGCCAAGGGGAATTGTTTATCTGCGGATCGAGTGGCTGGCCCTCGACCGCGAGCTACACGCCCTACACCTATCCGCACCCGCTGATTAGCGGAGGGGGGCCTGTCGCTGGCGTCTCTCCGTCATCGCTCTCATTCGGCAACCAGGTGGTGAGCACCACAAGCTCAGCGCAGACCGTGACCCTCTCGAACACCGGGACGGCATCACTCACAATCACCGGCATCAGCATAGCCGGAGGGAACTCTGGCGACTTCTCGCAGACCAACACCTGCGGGTCGTCTCTCGCGGCTGGCAGTACCTGTCCTATCAGCGTGACGTTTACTCCGTCGGCCACCGGGTCGAGGTCCGCTACGCTCGCTGTCGTGACTAACGATCCTGTGAACCCGACTCTAAACGTGACGCTCTCGGGGACTGGAATAGTTCCGACCGTGGCGAGCAGTTGCGGTGGGTGTGCGCTCAGCGGGGGTATGATACACTAGCGCACGAAGAATAGAGGAGAAGGAGAACGCCTATGCCAGCAGGACCCATAATTCCGGTTCAGATACTCAAGCAGACGGCAGCACTCACCACGAGGGCTTGGTACCAGTGCTGCATGCTCCGCGAGAACTTCTCAATGCTGGTCTCGAACATCGAGAGCGGGGGCCAGGTCCAGATCTACGTCAGCAACCTGCAATCTCCTCCGACCACGGCTTTCGCGGCCGGCGACGGCACTGCTCCCTACGGCCAACCGCTCACGAGCGACACTGCCGTCGAGATTTCGGCGATGTACCAGAACATCTGCGCGGTCAAAATTGCGGCCGGAAGCACTCCAGTTCAAACCGCAGCGCTCTTGTACGGCTGGGCTCAACAGTAGTGAGGTCCACTATGAGAAAATTCTTGACGCTCGTGCTATTCCTCATATCGCTCGCAGCCCGTCCAAATTTTGGACAAGTACCGAGTCCCTATCGCCCAGGCCAGCAGCAGGTGTTCTTCGTCACCACGGTCCCCACGGTCTGCGGCTACGGCCAAGTCTTCATCTACGCGACCTCTACGACGAGCCAAATCTACTCGGGCGACACGACCGGGGCATGTCACGTGGGGAGCAGTGGCGGTGGCGGCGGCGGAACGCCTGCGCCGCCCGTAGACAGCATCCAGTACAATTCGCCTTTAGGCTCGTTCGACGGCTCAAGCACGTTCACCAGCACGCCTTACAGCGGTAGCGCGCCCAACGAACTGTTAAACATCCTTCTGAACTCCGGCACAAACTTCGAAGTCGATGCGCCGATTTCTCCCACCACAAATAATTGCTTCATCGACGGCGTGGGGAATATCTGCCAGACTGACGGGTCAAATGGAGCGCCGAATCTCTTTACCTTTTTGGCAACAGACTCCGGGACGCAGGCGAGCACTGCTTATCCTTTGACCAATATCGCCGTGGCATCTCGGGCGGTGACAGCCACAACCTCGACGGATGCCAGTGTTTTGACAGTGGGAACGACGGTGACATTTTCAGGACTCACCGGCGATACTTTTCTCAATGGGCAATTCGGTTCCGTCCTGAATTCATCTGCAACGGGTTTTACCGCCATCGCCGACACGTCGGATTATTCCTCAGCGCCCGAAACCGGCCAAGCCTCCGCCATCTACGGAACTTCGCCTGATTCGATCCTGGCCGGGCTCAATCTTTACATCCCAGGAGACAGCGGCAATGGTCTTCAAGTAATTCTCTTTGGGCAGAATAATCCGCTATCAGAAACCGGGATCGATATTTGGTTCAGCGATCCAGAGGTAACAAATGCGATTGGGCTTCATGTCGAGTCAATCAATTATGGAACGCAAAGTGCGCAAGTGCTTCTGGAGCCCATGGGATCTTCTCAGGGGGACTCATCCAACGCCCATCAATACGACATCCTTCAGATAAACAATCTGAACGTCAGTCCTGGATTTTGGACCTACTCTGACGGTTCGGCCAATTCCATTGCGGGTTATTATACCAACCAAAGCGCCGCAGTTTCCTGCACGGAGACCGATTCGAACACCTGCACCGCATCAATTACAAGTGGAGTGGGTGGCCCGCCTATGTCGGAAACTATCAGAGGCCAATTCTGCGCTGCGGGCAGTACCTACGACACTTTCGACTGGACGCATGACCCAACTGCGGTACTTTGCAGTGGGGGCAACCATTTTCAGGCGGTGGCGGCAAGCTCACCTGGCTTTTTTCTTGAGGATGGGATCGATGTCCTTTTTTCAAGCGTGACGGGACATGCGGTGGGAACGACATTCAG